ATGAGCCGTGAAAGAGTATTAAGATCGCCGGCGTACTGGGCGGCGAAAATCCAGATGGCATTATACGAATGCGCGGAAAAGTTTATGAAGCGGAAGGGGATGAATAAAAAGCAGCTTGCTGAACATCTTGGAGTATCAGCCGGATATGTGTCTCAGGTCCTGAACGGAGACTATGACCACAGACTTTCCAAGTTCGTGGAATTGTCGATGGATTTCGGATATATTCCAAAAATCCAGTTTGTGCCTATAGATGCCGTCGTGGAAGAATGCGGACGCAAAGTGACCGCGAAAAGTTACGCCTGCGCAACATTCAAGCCTACTGATGATACTGAATATCTAAACGCTGCATAATATGGTAAAGTTCAGAATGACGGGGGTCACCATAGACCAGTTTGCAATACTTGCGGACGAATATGAGAAAGTGAAGGAATGGCAGGTGGATGTGGATTTAACCTCATCCTTTTCCTTGGATCCGTTGGAAGCTGCGATTAAGATGAAATTTCTTTTCAGACACCAAGACACAAAGATGTTGATGCTTGAACTTACATGCAGATTCAAGATTGACGGTGCGGAAGAGTTTGAGGTAAAAGACGGAAAGATGATTGTGCCATCCGGATTTGTGGCGCATCTGGCCATGCATACCGTCGGCACAGCCAGAGGGATACTCGTGTGCAAGACAGAAGGGACTCCTTATAGCCAATACATACTCCCTCCAATCAATGTAGCCGATATGATCACGAGTGACATAAGGATAGCATTAGATCAAAAAACTGCCTCCGAATAAAAAAGCGGCATCCTTCCGGGTGCCGCTTTTCGTCCTTTTGGAACGGGCGGTCGAGCGGTATTTTTGCGGAAAGGTGTGTGGCGATTACGCTACACAACACAATTCGCAGAAATAGCCATGACTCGGACAAACAATGAGATAAACCTCAGGCTGGTTGACTGGAGCCGGATCGGAGAGTCAGAGATGCCGATAATCCGCAGGAGCGGAACGACACCCCTAAAACTGACGGCCTTCAACTCAGCAAGAGCAGAAAGAAAACCATGCGGCGGAGTCCACTTCTTCATCGACGACTACCAGTTCGAGAGGGTGTGGAGGAATCCCTCGGCCTATGTCAACATGCTGGGACGCTTCCAGTGCGCACTCAGCCCAGACTTCAGCTTATTCGTGGATATGCCGGAGCCGATGAAGATCTGGAACGTGTTCCGGAACCGGCTGCTCGGAAGCTGGTGGCAGAAGAACGGCATCGATGTAATTCCATCGGTCAGCTGGGCTGATCCCGATAGTTTCAGATATTGCTTTGCTGGGATAGAGCCGAACGGCGTTGTCGCTGTTTCTACCATAGGATCAGGAAGATCAGGAAGGACAAGGAGCCTCTGGGGGATGGGAGCCGAAGAGATGGTCAGGAGATTACAGCCGCACACCGTGCTTGTCTACGGTGAAGGAATCCAGTTTGACCACGGCGGTGCCGAAGTAATAACGTTCAAGAACACCGGCATCGACAGGCTAAGGAGGATTGGAAATGGGAGGTAGAGGCAGTTTTTCAGGAGGCGGCGGAGGCTCGGTTTCCGAATGGTTCAATGAGAAGGATTTCAAGCATGAAGATGACATTGACGGAGCCGCTGTCCTTCGGCAGACCAAGGATACGAGTAACAAAGAACCCGTGTACGCCGGGAACAGCAACTGTTACATAATACTGGACAAAGATGAAGATGTACCCAAAAACATATGCTACTACAAAGACCATAAGCTTAAGTATAGCATAGATTTTGATTACAAAGGCAATAACATCAATGTGCATCAACACGCGTGGGAGTCTAGACCTGACCCCAAAGGCGGCAATGACATTATCTTCAGGAAAAGGCACGATAAAAGTAACATTTTGCCCGTGTCACAAAAGAAGCTTGGGCTTGTTAGAAAGATTATCAAAAAATATGGACTTGATGAACGATATAGAATCACGATTGAAGGCGGCTGAGGACAACATCATCGGCCTTGTGTACTATAAGAAAAAATTCACTGATGGAAGATGGCTGCCAAAAGAAGGCAAACCTTACCCAAAATATGGATACAGGGAAAGGATTCCTTTGGATCCGCCCAAGGACGTTCTGATTACCAGAGAGATGATCGGATGGGATAAAAGCAGCGTACTTGACGCCAAACTGGAAGGATGGGGAGACGATGTTTTGGGGTACTATATGGACATGCCCATAGACATCAAATTCCTATACGACAGGAGAATGTTTTTCATCGAAGGGGCTTGCCATGTTCATAGGGAGGGACGAGGCGGACTCTACGTCCTCTCCGAGGAGACAGTTCTCAATCCGAATTGGAACGGAGAATGGGACAAACGGTGGGACGGGCCGTGGGATACATTAAAGGAATGGTATATGAATGAGGATGCCGAAGTGTTTGCGAGGGAAGCCACCATCGATGGGATTCCGATAAGAAAAGTTCTCGATCATTCTCTCATCATTTCATTGATGTAAAACACAGACATAATCCATTTGCAAAGGGCGGATGAAGATCAGGTATCTTTGTCCGCCCTTACGATTTTTATTGGAGAGAAGTGGGTATAACGGGGATTTTAAGGACCAATAGCGAAAACCATAAGAAAAATAAGAATATTTGCTTACAAATTTCACGGATGATGGGATTTTCGAGGAAATTGAGGGGAATGAGGAGAATCAGTGTCATTGTGTCAAAAATCGGCACAAGTAAGAGAAATGCTTTCACCTATATTCAAATAGAATAACAGTTTATTTTATGTTACCTATTGTAATTCTTCAATTAATTACGTAAATTTGGAAAAATGTTTTTTGCTGAGGAAACGAAAAACCCCAACTACACTAACTACACTAACTACACTTGAAGTAAATGAATGAATATTAACGAAATAAGGTGTAGTTGCGGTGTAGTTGAAGAACTACACTCCAACTACATTCAACTACACTTGGGCAGTCTCCAACTACACTAACTACACTTTTCGAGGTGTCAACTACACCTCGAAAATAGCTAACTAATTGATAATCAAACATCGCTTCAAGTGTAGTTAGTGTAGTTGATGTTTTTGCGAAAAATGTGTCCAAAATATTTAATGAACTGCGAAATGCTCGATGTCAAATTGAAAGTGGATTCGCCGATGATGGCGGATTATCTGGCTTATCTGTTTCCGCCGGAGAGGCCAGGCGGGCCGCTGAAGGTCTATGCCAGAAACAGCCTGGGCAAACTGCTTGTCGCCCATTGCAAGGTGTCGGAATTTCCTCCGGAAGTGGAGGGTGAGAGGATCCTGAACCTTGAGCTGCCGAGCGACACCGCCACCGCCGCCATGAGAAACAAGTTCCTTTATTATGACAGGTACGACACGGCGGCGCTGAACATGGCCGTCTCGGCCTGCTTTGACATCGAGTTCAAGCAGTACTACCTCAAGGGCTTTGAGCTTGGCTTCCAGAAGAAGGACATCGTCACGGCGTTCATAGTCTCACGGGGGCTGTTCTCCACAGACAAGTTCGACACACTTCACAAGAGAATCTACCGGCGGGCGCAGCAGACGCTGGACAGACTTGTTGACAAGCTGCTGCAAAGAGTCTACTATTTTGACAGAAGCATTAACTTAAAGGGTTTGAAAGATGATCAGAATCATTGACACATTACAGGCTCAAAGCCTGGACAGGCAGGACGGCGTATGGCACAGGCTGGCGCTCATCCCTGCGACGGCCACCATCGAGAGGTCAGAGAAGGTCGAGGAGGCCGGCAGACTGGCCACCATCAAGATCAACGCATCTCTGTCGGAATCCTCGGAGGTTCTGCGGGACAACCTTGTCATCAAGGTCGGGTTCTGCCACGGGGGCGGCGAGATCTACGGCTCGGAGGACTTGCCGCTGACGTTCGAGATCAGCGAGACAAACATCCTTAAGATCTCCTGCGCCTACCAGTTCCCTGTTTATTAGTGTCCTTTCCCCGAAGAAGTCGCTCAGTATCTTTGCGTAAACATTGATCGAAGATGAAAGCTGACACATTCCAACTGGCAAGGGACATCGTGCAGGGGAAGTGGCTGGTCTCCAATCCGGACCGGCTGCTTCCCATCGCCCGCTCATTTCTCAACAAGACACCCGTGGAGATGGAGGTGAAGGCGGCAAGCGTCACCACGGTCTCCGACTCCGGTGCGCTGCCGGAAAAGGCCAAGCGTGTGGCCATCATCCCTCTTCACGGAACGATGACGAAGTACGACACTTGCGGGAGTTACGGCACAACGTTCATAGCTAAAAGGATCCGGGAGATGGCCGATGACGAAAATGTCATCGGCATAATCCTGGACATCGACTCTCCCGGCGGCAGTTCGTCCGCCATCCCTCCGATGATCGAGGCGATCAGCCACGCGAAGGCCGCCGGAAAGCCGGTCTACGCACATGTGGACTGCTGTGCCTCCGCCGCCTACTGGGTGGCCTCCCAATGTGACTCCATCTACATGGACAACGACCTTTCCGAGGTCGGCTCCATCGGAGCCATGGCCGTGTTCATCGACAGCACGGCTGCCGATCCTACCACCGGAGAGAAGACAATTGTCATCTATGCCGAGGAGTCTCCGGACAAGAACTTCGCCTACAGGGAGGCACTTTCCGGAAGGTATGAGGCTGCGAAGGCCGAGCTGAAGCCGCTGGTGGATCAGTTCAGGGATGCCGTAGTGGCCGGAAGGCCTACCATCCACAAGGATCAGGACGGGGTTCTCTCGGGAAAGATGTTCCTCACCGCCGACGCGCTGCGCCTGAACATGGCGGATGCCAGGAAGACTCTCCACGAGACAATAGATGCGGTCTTCGCACTTGCAAGCATTTAACCAATCTTTTTCATAATGGACAAGAAAACACTCAACAACTCGAAGATGGGCAGACTCGTCGCCCGTCTCTTCGGCAAGAGCGAGCTTGACGTGAAGGACGGCAAGGTCTCCCTTACCGACCAGGAGCGCCAGAAGGTTCTGGAAAACTACGGCCAGGACTTTCTCGACAAACTCGAAAGCATCAACCTTGAAGAGGAGGCTGATGCCGTGACCCTTTTCGACGCGGCTGTGGCCGCCAAGACGGCGGAAGCAACAGCCGCGCTGACAGCACAGATCGAAAAACTACAGAATGACGTTGTCTCGCTGGCATCTGAGCCGGAGCCGAAACCGACCGCCTCTGGAGCGGAGGTGCCGCCGCAGACGAAGGTCTTCAACATCAACATGGCCGCCGTTCACAACAAACTTGTGCGGGAGGCTCTTGATTCCGTCAATCCGTACGCCTTCGCAGCCATGGACGACGCTACCATCGACATCAAGGATCTCAACGCGGAGTTCTCCATGGTGATGCCTCCGAAGATGAAGCTGGAGCTGCTGAACAAGAGGATCTACAACGGATTCGACGACGCGAAGCACATGACCCGCATCCAGTCCAACACGGACTACATCGCCTCCGCGGCCATCATGTCTGAGGTCTCCCAGCAGTTCACCCCGAAGTGGACGCCTAAGGGAGCCGCGAAGTTCACTCCGATCCGCATTCCTTACCGCCGCCACAAGCTGAACGTGCTGATCCAGCCGGCGGAGGTGCTGAAGAGCTGGCTGCTCTATCTCTACGAGCAGGGCAAGACCATGGCGGACATGCCTATCACCCGCTACATCATCGAGAACCACATCCTTCCTAAGGTTCTGGATGACATCACCATCTCGATGATCGCCAAGGGTAAGTTCATCGATGCTGGTGTTGTCGCTGACGGTGACACCGGCAAAGCCGCCAAGAACTCGATGGACGGTTTCGAGACCATCCTTGTGGAGGGCAAGTCCGACGAGAATTGCAAGATCAACTACTACAAGGCGGCAGCCGACCCGATGGCGATGTCGGATTCCGAGCTCCTCGCCTACATCGACGGCTTCGTCGACAGCATCTCCGGACTGTTCGCACACATCGTGACCATCCACTGCTCCGAGCAGCTGCTCACCCGCTACAAGAGGGCGGACTTCGCCGTCAACGGCAAGTACACCGGCGTGGAGAATGACGGAAGCATCCGCTTCACCAACTTCCACCTCGTACCTCTGAAATCGATGTACAACTCCCCTATCATCTTCGCGACCCCGAAGGAGAATTTCGTGGAGCTTGTGGATCTCTCCAAGGCGGAGAACTGCATCGTCAAGATCGAGGAGCAGAACTATGACGTGAAGGTGTTCGGCGAGTACTCCCTCTCTACGGGCTTCAAGATCGCCGAGGCTGTGTATGCCGCCGTGCCTGATGGCTACACTCCTGTCGAGAGCATCGTCTCCGATGTCCCTGACACCAATAAGTGGGAGAACGGAAAGAAGGCCACCCAGTCCGTAGACGGTGGCGCATAACGAATAATGACCAAGAATATGGCTTACGTAAAATCATCAATTCCTAGACCTGGTGACGGCGCTGGTTGCGCCGCCACCAGAAAATCCCAGATCATCCTGGTCGATGTGGAGGATGTCGAGACCGAACCTACACGCGAGGTCGGAAATTGCAACGTGACCGGTGACCTCACCCTGAAGGCCGAGGCCAAGGCCATCTCCATCTATGCGACCGCCTCCTCCATCCAGGTGACGGAAGAACTCTCCGGAGATCCTGACGCGGAAGGCATCAAGACCGGCATCGTGTTTGACCATCCGGGCAACTCGGTCGCCATCAAGAACTTCATCGAGGTGTTCAAGAACCGTGGCGTGATCGCCATCGTGCAGGAGTGTGACGGTACGGATTCCGGTCGCCCCCAGATCATGGGGCGCGTCTGCAACCCGCTCAGGCTCTCACTTGAGACCAAGATGGACGGCGAGGCCACGAAGAGGACACTCACCTGGAAGCAGGCGCTTCCTGACAAGTTCCTCGCCGGCGAGTATTCCGGAAAGATGCCGGCGGTCGCCGAGGCCGCGGCCTCCGCTGTGGGAGGAGCCTAACGGATGGCCAAGGGTGACAAGACCAAGGCGGCTGTCAGGAAAGATACCCCAACCGCCGAAGTCTCAGACGGAGGAGCCAGACTGGTTGTCTGCGCCTACGAGGGTACGGACATCCAGTTGTCCAAAGTCTGGGAGAGGATGACAGGCACAAGGCCTGTTGTCATCACTGTCGGACCGGATGACGACATCCGGGACATCCTCGCAGGAGTCATCGCCGACAACAGCGTCGCCGATGAGTTCGTCCTTGTCCCGGCCAACTGCGTACCATGCTCCCCGATCTCCATCGGGGAGCTATCCTCGCCAATCGTGTTCGTGGATGTCGAGGGCAACAAGGTGTTCGGCGAACGGCTGCCTAAACCGTTCTCGAAAGAGAGGCTGGTGGAGGCGCTTCCCGCCGAGGGACAGACCGCAGAGGAGTTCCTCAGGGACTACTTCAAGAAGAATCTCCACCGGCCTGTCGAGGCCGGATTCCGCTTCGGCAACATCGTCACACCGGTGTACCGCGCGAACCCTTGTGAGCACATTGTCATCGAGGCGTTCGTCCGAAAGAAGTTCGTCTTCGCAACTCCTCAAGGCTATGCGGCCATCACGCGACTGATTGACCAGTACCTGCTGAATGAGTAACGAGATTGACAGATGGATAAGTTCGGGAGCCGAGGTCATTGAGGGACTTCGGCTCTTGAGTATATACGCGCCCAACAGGTGGCTGGACGCTCTTGTCAGGAAGGCTCCGGAGGAATATTCACGGCTCCTGAAGAAGACCTTGCTTCCGTTCGCCGACGGGATTCCGTTCTCGCGGACACTGGCCAAGGGCGGACGGTTCCGGGAGGACTGGCCATTCCTGTCCGAGCCGGACTGTCCTACAGAGCTGAAGGCTCTGGCCGCGGACATGATCTCATCCTGGCACAACTATGTCAACGCCCACGAGGATCTGTTCAGTTGCACCACTCCGGAAGAGTGCTATGAATGCGCCGAAAAAACAATAAGAAATTTTTCTCAAAATTCAAGTTCTCGCCTTGAATTTCAATATTATAAGGAGCATCACCGAATCCTCGGCAAACACCCGATCTTCGCCTTGTCTAGGAAGATGGATGATCTTCGCCGGCTGCCGGTCACAAGTCTCATCCGGAAAAGGCGGAACGTCCAGGATTCCGTCTGGCGCGCCGAGCGGGAAATCAGGAAGGGCGACCGTCCTGACCTGAAAGTGTCAAGAGAGGATAGGCTTGCGCGTCTGCGGATGACCCTCAATGAAATCAACCGAATGATAGAAGAATATGAAGGCACTGACCCCGGAACTACTCGATGATCTTTCTTCCCTTGCGGCACTTGGCTGGACAGATGCCGAGCTGGCCGGATTTCTGGACATCACGGAAAGACAGTTAGCGGCCATTCTTGCTGATCCCACATCGACGGATGATCCAAACATCCGTGATGCCATCAAGCGCGGCCAGCTTGAGAAAAGGGCAAAGATCGAACTTGCCGTCGTGCGTGGAGCGATGGGTGGCGACTCTGGCTCCATCGACCAGTTCCGGGACATTGTCCGGGACAAAAGCTTCTCTATCTCGAAACTCGACCTGTTCGGAGGAGCGGAGAAAGAGGGAGCCTTCGAGAGAATCCAGGAATATATCGCCTCCGGCTCAAAGGGCGACCTCTCCGACAAGGAGCGTGTGTACATCGACCTGCTGACACTTGTCTATTCATTGGACGGCCAGTACGGCAAGCGCCGGACGGTCAGGTTCCTGACCAGCGAACCTTTCGGCCTTTCCTACCAGCGGGCCGCCGACATCTATTCCGAGGCGATGGAGCTGTTCTACTGCAACCGCAAGGTCTCCAAGGATGCCTTGCGCAACAAGATGGCAGATCAGTTCGACACCCTCTATGTGGCGGCGAGGGATGCCGCAAAGACCTCCAAGGACTACGCCGTGGCCGCCGATATCCTCGTCAACAAGGCCCGCGCCCTCCAGCTGGACAGGGACGATCCGGCGAAGCTTCCGGCAGAGGTCTACCAGCCGATGTTCCGACTGCTTTCGACCACGCCTGAGTCCATCGGACTTCCTGCCGCCAACCGCGACGAGCTTGAGAGGCAGATCGAGACGGTGGTCGCTCCGGAGGCGGTCAAGAGACGTCTCAGGACCGACGCCGGCATCACGGATCTCGACATTGTAAAATATCTAGAGGATGCAAAGGAAGAGAGTTAAGCCCGGATCCACACAAGCAGCCTCCGTCCAGTACCAGAACCCGTTCGCCCAGATCGTGTCGCTGGCCGGAGCGTGCCAGAACCTCCAGGTGGTCGGACGTGGCGGAGCCAAGACCACAGACATACAGGCCGAAAGACTTCTGGATGTCATCTATGACATGCCTGGCGCGCCCGTGGTCTGGGTGGCCGACACGTTCACGAACCTGAACGCCAACATCCTCCCATCCGTTCTGGAGGGGCTGGAGCGAAAAGGACTCCGTGAGGGTGTCCACTATGTCATCGAGAAGGAGCCGCCCACCTTTACAGATGCGGAAAAGGCTGATCTCCCGGACTGGCTGAAACCCCATTTCTGGAAACCGTTCAACAAGCTGGTCTCCTACAAGCGCACCATCATCTTCTACACCGGCACCAACATCCGGTTCGGTTCCCTCGACCGTCCGGCCACACTGGCCGGAGCATCCTATGTGTTCGTCTTCGGAGACGAGGTGAAATACTTCCGTGAGGACAAGATCTCCAATCTTCTGAAGGCAGTCCGTGGCTACAGGCAGGAATATGGCCACAGCGTCTTCTACCGGGGATTCAGCTTCACCACCGACATGCCCGACACCACGCACATCGGGGAATATGACTGGATCCTGAAATACGCCCGGAACATGGACATCCCGGCCATCGTGCTGGTGCTAAAGGCCGGACTGGTCTACAACGAGTGCCTGCACGAGGCTGCCGCCGCCAAGGACAAATGGTTGAAGACCCACAGCGGCGAGGATCTTAACATCTACCGCGGCAAGTGCCGTGTGGCCGAGCAGTGGAAGGCGAGGTGGACGGAACTGAGGATGAGAAAGGAAGCCAGAACGTTCTTCATGCTCGCATCCTCGTACATCAATGTGGACATCCTCACTGAGCAATGGTTCGGGGATGCCATCGCTGGCAAGCTGCCTGACCTGAACACGGCCATCCTGTCGATGCGTCCGTCCCTGGAATCCGGCGCCCGCTTCTACACAGCCCTTGCCGAACGCCACTTCTACTACGACGGCACGGATGAGGATGCCTATGACGGTTTCGGGCTGCTGGATAGGGAGGATTGCAGGGTGCTGAAATATCTCGATATCGACAAGCCATTGATGGCGGGAGTGGACTTCGGGAATATGTGTTCGATGTCCATCGCCCAGAACGACATCGAGAAGGGTCGCGCGTGCATACGTGTGGTGAAGTTCCTCTACACTTTGGCTCCCGAATATGTCCCTGACCTCGGAGAGAAGTTCCGCGCTTTCTTCGCTCCGATGAGGAGCAGAACCCTGATGCTGTACTATGACCGCGCCGGCAACGCCTACAAGTCGGTGGGAGAGGATCAGGTCAGCAAACTCAAGAAGTCCATCGAGTACGATGGGAACGGTCGCCGCACTGGTTGGACGGTGCAGCTGATGTCCATCAACCAGGGCAACATCGGCCAGCCGGAGGAATACTCGTTCATGCAGGAGATAATGAGCGAGCGGAATCCGAGACTGCCGGTGATCCGCATAGACGCCTACGCCGCCAAGAATCTAAAGCTGTCGCTGGAGAGAGCGAGGACTGCTGTGCGGAATGGTGTCGTGTTCAAGGACAAGAGAAGCGAGAAGCTGCCTGTCGAGCAGCTGCCTACCGAGTCCACCAATCCGTCGGACTCGTTCAAGTACCTCGTGATGACCAGGCAGCTTCGCGGCCTGGCAAGCGGGAAGACGTTGCTGCCGTCCGCGGCTGTCGATCCGAAGGCGGTCGGAAAGAGTAGCCGCTGACACACCCGCGCGCCATATATCACCCCGGAACGGAATCGCAATTGCGATTCCTCGGCAGGGCGGCCCGGGGTCTTCTTCGACCGAAAAAAGCACCGTTTCGCGCCCTCAGGACGCAAAGTACTGTATTTCACTCATTTGACGGGAAAATATTCATAAAAGAGTGTCTGTCTGCTGTGATTTCAACGGTTTCCGCTGTCGTTTTGGGCTTCAGCGCGCGCTTCAACAGAAGCCCCGGCCACCATGTTCCGGTTGTCCGGACGCACCCGGCGGCCTTCTCCGATGTCCTTTATCCAGGCGTGGCTGACGCTAACTTTGTGATATGAACGTATATGAAGCACTGGCCGAGATGAGGCGACTGTCCGAGGAAGACAGGAGCTTCAGTTTCTCGTTCATGTCCTACAATCCATCGAAAGGCACGTCCGACGGCATCGTCTACGTCCACCGCGGGATCCTGCGGCACAGGGAGATGAAGGAACACAACAGGAACGCAGATCTCATCGAGGGGTACATGGATCTGGAGACCGGAGAGCCGCGGCGTTTCTACCAGCCGCTTCTGATGACATTCAACGGACAAAAACTGATACTAGTATGAGCAGAATCGAGAAGATATCCGACCACACGTCCGTCCTGCGGCTGAACGACGGACGGGCTTTCGCGCTTTCCAACAGGGTGGACAACAGCCTTGACTCCGTGTTCTGGATGGCACAGCAGAGAAACTGGGAGCAGCTGCCCCAGACCGTCTGCGGACAGAAGATCGTGCCGTTCGGCCACGACAACAACCTCCCCGTCCACCTTCGGGACATCCTTGACGAGAACAACCTCGGACCGGGAATCCTTGAGAGACAGATGGGGCTCCTCTACGGGCAGGGCGTGTTCCTTAACCGGCTGGCTTACCAGGAGGGGAACATCGTGCATCGCTGGGAGGAGGACAGGGAGATACAGGCATGGCTGGACAGTTGGGACTATGTCAGCTACATCAAGGGATGTATGACCGACTATCTGCACCTGAAAGGATTCTTCGACGCCAAGTACCTTGAGAAAGGCAGGAGAATAGGCAGGGAGCCACGGATTGCCTATCTTGAGCATATTCCATCCAAGAACGCAAGGCTGGAGTGGACGGACAGCCGGGAGATCAAGGATGTCAGGCACATCGTCGTGGGGGACTTCGAGCATTCCTGCGTCGGTACCGGCGTGAGGGTCTATCCGGTCTATGACAGGAGGAATCCGGGACGGTTCGGAGCCTCGGCTTCGTACAATCACACATATTCATTCGCAAGGGATTTCTACGCCGTGCCTCAGTACTGGGGAGCGCTGCGCTGGATTGTCAAGGGTTCCGAGGTCCCGACCATATTCAAATACGTCACGGACAACGGCATCAACCTCGCCTATCTGGTGAAGGCTCCTAAGGAGTACTGGGAGGAGAGGCGCGACCGTCTGAGGATGGCAAACCCGACGTGGGATGACACCAGGATCGAGAACGAGATAAGCACCCTGACTGATGAGCTCCTGCGCCAGATGCAGGACGTGCTGAGCGGAAAGGAGAACGCTGGAAAGTTCTTCTACTCGCTGGACATGCCTTCGGAGAGCGGAACAGGGCGGGTGTCCTGGTCCGTGGAGGCCATCGACCAGAAGATGAAGGATTTCGTGGAGGCGCAGCTGAAGATCTCGGAGGCCTCGGCATCGGCGATCACCTCGGGGATGGGTCTTCACCCGTCGTTGTCGAACGTGATGGTGAACGGCAAGCTGGCATCAGGATCGGAACTGTTGTACGCCTTCAAGCTGTTCCTGCTTTCGGACACGGAGATCGCCTCGCAGACGATTCTGGAGCCGGTCAACCAGGCGATAGCGTTCAATTTCCCGGGCAAGGGACTGAAACTTGGGTTCTTCCACAGGCAGTTGTCGGCGGAGGATGCCCTTACTTCCTCGGCCAGGATTAAAAATCAGTGATTATGATGGATTTGTTCAACAGAAATCGGGACGGTTCCAAGGAACTTGAGGATCTGACCGGCCAATGGTACGCTTCTTCTCCTTTCAGGCTGATCGAGACGGAGATCCGGTTCGCCACCGATGAGGTGGCGCGGCTTGTGAGTCCGGAGGTGGTCAAGGAGGCCGCGGAGGCTTACGATGAGGATGAGAAACCGGAGCTTGTGGCCGCTGTGAGGCTTCCGGTGGCGTGTCTTGCGTTGATGCGTTACGCCAAGCTTTCATCCGTGTCACACGAATCGACCGGACGGAAGGTCAAGATCGATGACAATGAGAGAAGTCCTTACGAATGGCAGATAGACAGGGATGACAGGGCAATGAGGGAGCGGTATTTCAGGGCTCTGGACGCTTTGTACACCTACTTGGAGACTTCCGGCAACGAGAACTGGAAAGCGTCGGCCAAGAGGACGATGACGGGCGAATCCATTGTCAGGAATATTCAGGAGTTCGAGGCTGTCTATCCCGTCGATGGAAGCTACTATGTCTATTATCTGCTCCAGGCGCTTGTGATCGAGCGGCAAAGGGCGGTGATAGGACCGTTCGCCGGGGATAAGTGGGCTTCCATAGCCGACGGCTCGGCTGACGAAAGAGTGCTCTCGCTGGCCAGAAGGGCGGCCATACTGAGCGCCGTGATAGTGGCAGGGACGAGATGGAGCCTTGAGGTGTTCCCTATCGAGATCGCAAGGCGGTTCTCCCCTACCTATCAGGGCAACAGGTCCAACCGTGTGGCCACGATGGATGAGATTGACTGGTACGTCGGCAATCTGAAAAGTGAGGTCAAGGACGCTTTGACGGATTTGTCGGCGCTGATCAGCGAGGAGAAGGTGGACCCTAAGCTTTTGCCTGTGAATGACAGGAGGAACAAATTCTTTACCACCGAGTGATGAACACGATTGAGGTTTTCGAGACCGGTAAGGTCGTACAGGTGCCTGGTTCGTGGAGTGAGATGACTCCGAAACAGGTGCGTGGGGTGTTCCGGATCTTCGAGTGGTGTCTTAGGCGTGGGAAATCGCCGTTGGACTTCAATGTGAGGGTCTTGTGGATGCTGCTTGGGGTGCGGAGGACTGTCAAGGGATGGTTCACGGACATATTCAATGGCTCTTCTTCTGTCAGGGATGAGAATGTCTATCGGATGTGTGAGAAGTTTCTGAGGTTTCTGTTCTCGGAGGAGTCGGCGGCGTTGACGTTTGATTCGGTCGCGAATCCGATGCCGGTGGTCCGGTCGGGGCTTGTGAGGCTGTACGGTCCAGGGGAACTGCTTCAGGATCTGACTTTCGGGGAGTTCAGGCACGCATCCGCCGCAATCAACAGGTTTTTTAGGAGCCACGAGCCGGAGGATCTGGATGAATGCATCGCTTTCCTGTACAGAAGACGTTGCCGGAAGGCCAACAGGGCAGGCCGGATGGTGCCGGATGTGGACCAACGGAATGCACGTGGGCATATTCATAGAGCGTCGAGGTTGAAGGGGTGGCAGAAGAATCTCGTGATGATGTGGTTCGCGGCTTGCTTGAAGTACCTTCAGTCGGGTGTTCTGGAGATTAACGGGGAGGAGGTTGATTTGTCGAAGCTGTTCGCCGGGGATGAGAAAAGTTCGGGAATAAGCTTCGGGTGGAATGATTTGTTGGTCGAGGTGGCTAAGGAGAACACGCTTGGCAACATTGACAGGGTGGATGAGGAGCCGTTGTTCTCGGTGCTGTCGATTATGTGGCATAACTATAAGGAGAGAAAGAGAAATGAGCAGATTATCAAGGCTTCAAAGGCTCACTGAGTACCTTGCGGGGTTGAAGATCCATTCCTGCTGGTGTTGTGAGCACATCGATCCGATTTGCACGACCGCGCAGTCGGACGCCACTTCCAAGCTGGCTCATCTTTCGGGTGTGCAGGTTCTCGTGGCGCGTCCGGAGGTACATCAGCGCGGGGATTCGGACACGTTCCGGGAAGAGTTGGGGACGGTGATCTTCGTGTTGGAGAAGGGGCTTGGGCTGGACAAGACGGAAGAATCGGAGAATGAGCAGTATTCACGGCTTCTGGAGATTGCGGATCTGATTCTGGCCTATATCGCCGAGGAGACCTCAAGCCAGAACTGCCGTCTTGTGACGGGTTTGGCGTTGGCTTCGGTGGATGTGGTTCCGGAGGCAAGCGTCTTCGGCGGCTGGAGCGGGTACAGCATCGAACTATCATTTGAGTGATGGATGTCAGGGCGCGTTTCGTTAGTGAGATCCTTCAAGATGAGGGACAGAGGCTTCTGATGAATCAGGGCAAGGCCATTGAGGCAAGGGTCAAGAAGCGTTCCGGGCGGCTGGAGTCGTCCAGGAGTGTTTCTGTGACCGGCGGGAGCGGCGCTTCGGGGACTTTGACGTTCGTCCACGTGGCCTACGAGCGCTTCCTGGACATGAAGCGCCTCCAGCGAGGAGACCAGTCCGTCAAGAGCAACCGCAGGATCCACAACCGCTATGTCTTCGGCGCTTTCGCCTCCATCGCCGAACGGCTGATGAACGAGTTCACGGAGGATGCCGTCGCCCGGATAAAGGCGGCGGATCAGGGCAAACAATAAACTATTATCTATATGGCTAAAAGAATTACGGATGAGGATCTTCGGCTGAACCTGATTGTCAACGGGGATGGCGGCAGGAAGGAGATGCTTGCGCTGGACAGGCAGATGAAGGATTTGCAGAGTTCGACCAAAAGGACCAGGACTGAACTCAAGAATCTTGAGAAGGCTGGCAAGACCGGCTCACAGGAACACCAGAACCTGACGAAGACCCTGAAAGACCAGGAGAAGACCCTGACGGAATGCCGGGAAAAATACAACAAACTCAGGGATGCCATTTCCCTTGAAAACAAGACATTGGCGGAACTCCGGAACCATCTGAAACTGACGCAGACGGCTCTTAGCAAGGCCGTTCCCGGGACGGAGAACTGGAAGAAGCTTAATGCCGAGGTCCAGCAGACCAAGGCAAGGCTTAAAGAGCTTACCTCACAGTCCGGGCAGACCAAGGGTGCGCTTGAGAAACTATCAAGCGTCAAGGCCGGAGCTTTGGCGGCATTCGCAGCTATCGCCGGGGCAGTCAGAGGCGTGGCAAGGGCGTTCCAGAAGATAGTGGACTTCGAGCAGGCCAACGTCAACCTCTCCACCATCATCGGCAAGAACGTCAAGGACATCGAGGCGCTGACATATTCGGCGATGGAGCTTGGACGGACCACTGAATACACCGCCTCGCAGGTCACGCTGCTCCAGACAGAACTCGCGAAGCTGGGTTTCAAGGAGGGTGCGATCATGCAGATGCAGGAGTCCGTCCTGCACTTCGCCACGGCCATCGGGACCACCCTCCCGGAAGCGGCGGCGATGGCGGGAGCGACACTGAGGATGTTCGGGCTTGACGCCAAAGACACCGCCGACACCCTCGGGGTGCTGGTGCAGGGAGCCAACAACAGCGCGCTGAGCTTCTCCTACTACCAGACAGCGATGGCCACGGTCGGACCGGTGGCGAAGACATTCGGTTTCTCGCTCAGGGACACGGTCGCCCTGCTCGGCACACTGGCCAACGCCGGGTTTGACGCCTCTTCCGCGGCCACTGCCACAAGGAACATCCTGCTTAACCTCGCGGACTCAAGCGGCAAGCTGGCGGTGGCCTTAGGCAAGCCTGTAAGCACATTCCCTGAACTGATGTCCGGGCTGAGACAGCTGAAGGCGCAGGGAGTTGACCTTAACACCACGTTGGAACTGACCGACAAAAGGTCTGTCTCCGCCTTCAACACGTTCCTTGACGGAGCGGACGCTGCCTTGGCTCTGAGGGATTCGCTTGAGGATGTCAACGGCGTGCTGAAGAATACAGCCGAGGAAAGGATCAACACGGTCGAGGGTTCCGTCAAACTGCTCCAGTCCGCATGGGAGGGGCTGATCCTCTCGTTCAAGGAGTCCGCCGGACCGATTAAGAGCGTGATTGACTGGCTGACCCGAATGGTGGAGGGGCTGACGGAGCTGATCAATCTTGGAGGCCGTCAGGGATTCTTCTCCGAATATTCACAGGCCTTGGCTGAAATCAACCCCGAGACGGATCTGGGGCCGGGGGTGACGATGGAGAGATACATCGCATCCACCCGGGAGCAGTTGAAGAAAGAGGCAGAGGCCGCCAAGGCGAAGGCTGATTCGCAGAATGGGTTCGGAAGATGGTGGAGCGGTTCTGGCGACGCCGCGGAACTGGCAGCGAACAGACTCGAAGGATTCGACCTCGCCGCCGCCCAGTACCTGAACGCGTCCGGTGGCGGAGCCTCCTCCTCTTCCTCCCCGTCGGGATCAACACCGCCATCAAACCCACCAAGCCCCCAAAATCCGCAAAAAATCAAAGCCCTCTGGTCATTGAGCAATGACGAGGCGTTCCTGACGGCCAAGGCGGAGCTGACAAGGCGGTACAACGAGAAGGAGATCACCTCACAGGAGGAATATAACGAAAGGCTCTATCAGCTGGAGGTGGCGACATTGACGGCTCGGCTGTCGGCTCATAAGGATAAGGGGGCGGACAGAGCCAAGATCGAGAATGAGTTGCAGGAGAAGATCAAGAAGCATTCGGAGGATGCGTTGAAGAAGCGGCAGGAGTACGAGAAGAAGGCGGCGGAACTTAGCAAGGAGGGGACGGCCATCATCAACGAGGTGGAGACGGAGAAGACCAAGGCGGCTATGGCCGGTGAAGAGGCTCGGTACCAGGCCGAACTCAAGAAGTTCAAGGAGACGCAGGTGCTGTACGAGAATCAGGCTGCGGTGTTGGTGGCTATTGAGAAGAAGCACCAGAATAAGCTATCAAAGATAGCACAAGATGGTTTTGACAGGCGCATTGCTACAATGGAAAGCGGCTACAAAGTTGATCGAGCTTCCATAACCGCAGACTATTCAACACAAATAGCGGCAGAACGCCCAAACTCCAGCAAGGCCGCCACTAAAACGAAAGAGCGTGATTATGCTCTTCTGGAACTGGATTTGAAACACCTTGAAGAGCTCAAAGCAGAGCTGGAAAAGATAACTGCTGATAAAAACGCTCTTGGTATCAAACTATCCCAAGAAGATCTTGCCAAGTACAACCTAAAACTTGAAGAGACTAAGGCCAAGATCAACGAGTTGACCGTCTCAAAGGCCAAAAGCGATGGTGGATTCTTCTCCGGTACTGGAAAAGGGAGCCTGTTTGGTGTTTCGCAAGAGGAATGGAACACTTTTTTTGCGAACATCGATACCGGCAAAAATAAAGCGGAAAATCTTGCAACAGCTCTAAATGCTGTTGGAGGACTATCGCAGGAAGGCTTCCAGCTGGCAAGCAAGGCGATCGAGCTTACCAACGCCAAGGAAAACAAGGCATTCAACGAGTACAAGAAGAACAACGAGAAGAAAAAGAAGGATCTGAAATCCAGATATGATGCCGGATTGGTGTCACAGGAGCAGTACAACGCGAGGGTCGAGGAGATGGAGGCTGAGGAAGAGGCAAAGCGCGAGGAGATGGAGATCAAACAAGCAAAGAGGACGAAAGCGCTCAATCTTGTGCAATCCATCATCAACACGGCTTTGTCGGTCACCAAGACCTTGGCGCAATGGGGCTGGCCAGCCGGTGCGGCTCCTGCCGCTATCGTTGCCGCTTTCGGAGCGGCGCAGACTGCATTGATCGCGGCGCAACCGATAGGTGCGGAGGAGGGTGGTTTCGTGAACACTCGGAGGGCTCAGGATGGAAAGGCGTTCAAGGCACGGTTGTCTCCTGACAAGAGAGGCTTCGTCTCCTCCCCAACCGTGCTTGTGGGTGAGAACGGCGGTGAATATGTGATCCCGGCTGACGGACTGAGCAATCCGACATTGCTGCCGTTCGTGGCGACGATGGAGGAGGCTCGGAAGGCTGGAACGTTGAAGAGCCTGAACTTCGAGGCGGTCTATCCTGTGGGAGCCGCTATCGGTCGGGAAAGCGGTGGGTTTACGAACACTTCGACAGGCTCAGTGACTGGAAGCGGCTCGGTGCCCGGAGGGAATGTCGCTTCGGCAAGGTCAGCGACCGATGAGAAGTTGCTGGAGGCTATCGAGCTGCTGAACAAAAGGCTCTCCGTTCCGATCAAGGCTGATGTGTCGATGCTGGGGAAGAACGGGATCATCGAGCAGACGGAGAAGTACAACAGGGCTAAACGCCGGAGTACCTACGGCAGGTAGCGAAAGTTTTTCTGCATTTTTTTCGCAAAACACTTGGAAATTGAAAAACGAAGTTGCATATTTGTGATGCGAAACATATTTGATGGCACTCTTTAGCGGCTGATTTTATCCCGTTATGGATTGCTGACATATTTTTAAGGGAAATTTGCCCTCCGTATGGTCGTTACCGGCGAAAGCGGTGACAGTATTTGGCCGCAAGGCTTCAAATATGTTTCGCAGACCTTAGCGGAGGGTTTTTATATTCAATTAGTTATGCGAAACACTAATTCAAACAACGCGGCTGCTGCCGCTGAAAGCCACAAGATCGGGGCTGATTCATTCATCATCGAGACCAGGATTGAGCTGTTCCGGATCGCTGACCGGTTCTCCGAGTGGGAGAAGCGGATGTGCGAGAGCAAGGAACTGCTGATGGACGGAAGGCTCGACGATGAGATCAGGACGATGAACACCGCCTTCTACCAGTTGGACGAGGCTCTGAGGAGGATCATGAACGAGGAGTTGGAGTTCGACATCCTCCGCCACGACACCGTTACGGAGTGATTTTTGCAAGGATTTGTCTGACAATTAATTCTGAACGAGTATGAGAAGGTTAATCATTGCTGTTGCTATAATGCTGATAGGGTTCGGCGGGACTTGCTTCGGAAGGAAGCTGGCTGATCCGGACACGCTGGCGTTCAAGAAGACATATTCGATGCCAGAAAAGAACATTGATGAAATCCGAGAGGCCGTAAGAGAATGGCCACAAAAGAATATTGGGTTGGAATATTCGCGTTCCAGTCTGGATTGGACAACAAAAAGTTTTCGAGGCCGGTACTTCGATGTTCTTTTCGGCAAAACAAGAGGTGATTTGTTCGGAGATGTAATTCTTGTCTTCCGTGATGGGAGTTTTGATCTGGTGTTCAAGAACATTTCAGCGCAATGGCGAAATAATTTTGTAACCTGCATGTCAACCAACGATGACAAGTTCAATCGCACTTGGTTCTGGAGGGCTCGTCGCAGCAAGAAGATTCTCAATAATGTCCGGCTTCGTGCCAGCGAGATATTCGAGAGGATCACCACCTCGATGGATCATTACCTTGAGGTCGGCCCGCCGGTGGAACTGAATAAACTCTGACAATCCCGCCGTCCCATACAGCCGCCTCAGGGCGGCTGTCTTCACGTCAAGAATCCATCGAACAAAGTGAAAATCAGCGGAAAGTGTTGGAATTTCGGTCTAAAGTTTGTTCCTTTGTAAACACAAATGATATGCAAACGAAATACGCGGAAATCCATGAGGCTTGGGAAAGATGACATATTGGTGATCAAGGCGGTTCTGCTCTACATCCTTACGCATAGTGAGGATGGTAAGAGGGACATCTACAGCCTTGTCAAGGCGGCTTACTATGCTCAGCAGAACCACCTTGCGCGGTATGGCACTCCCCTCTTCAAGGACTGCATCTGCGCTTTGCCGTTCGGGCCGGTACCGTCCAACATCTACAATATTCTGAAAATGGCACGTGGCGATTCTCGTGTGCTCGACTACCATAAGGCAGATGACATGCATTTGGCTTCGGATGCCATAGCTTTCGAGAATGAGAGATTTTCAGCGAAAGAGAGACCCGACATGGATTTTCTTTCCCTGTCTGACATAGAATGTCTGAACTACGGAATCAGCAAAGTCGCCGGGATGTCCTTCAGTCAGATCATGGATGACACGCACGGGCAGGAGTGGAGCCGCGCTTTCAACAGTGGCACTTCCATCAAGGAGATGGACATCATGAATATATCCAAGGAAGGAAACGCCTCTGATGATGCGTTGCAGTACCTGAAGGACTTTCTTGATACTGAATGGTTTGCCAGATCATGATGGAACTGGGAGCATTTCCTGACAAACTCAGGAAGCAGGCGATTGGGATCGGTCAGGTTCTGAAAATGGCGATGTTTCCGGAGGACAGGGTTAAGCCCAAGCAAGGGAAGAACTCCAAACCGAAAAGATTTGTTATCATAGGACAGACTGATGATGGTGGTGTGCTGGCCGCCCTTTTGGTGAACACGCGGATCAATGAAAGCATGTTTGCCCAGATCGCACCATATCAGCATTTGGTCAAAGTTGCTGATAATGATTACCTTGATCACGATAGCTATGTGGATTGCTACACAGTGAGGGAGTTCAGTAGCGAAAGGGTTCTGGAAAGCGCTGAATATCTTGGACATATAAAGGAAGAAGACCTGAAAGAGTGTCTTGACCACGTCCGACAATCCCCGGCCATCAAGCCTTATTTGCTGAAAAAATTCAAATTAGAAGAGTAATCTTGTTGTCCTTTGTGGCCGCCTGAGGGCGGCTATTTTTGTGCCATAAATGGGGAATTTATGGTTAGGATGCTGACAAAGGACTACACGGAGCTGGATCTTACGAAGGGGTTCGAGTTCCAGATCGAGATGGAGAACCCGATGCTGGACGAGGAGCATATCCCTTCAGCTTTCAGCACGCAGATCTCGTTTCCGCCGTCGCCGGTGAACAGGAAGGTGTTCGGCTACACTCCGGCGATGTTCCTGGCTCCGAACGTGAAGAGGCTGGAGGCCTCGGTGTGGATCGGCGGCGTGCCTTTCGTGACCGGCACGTTGGTGTACGACGGCATCGAGGACGGATGTCTGATGTACACGTTCACGGAGAAAGTGGTGGAACTGGAGGGGAAGATCTGGGAGAAGAGCATCCTGGAGTTCGACACGGGTTCCATCCCAAGCACCCTCTCGAAGTTTTCTACGCCGCTGCTTATTAACAAGACAAATGTTGCAATACAGCCATATTCGGTGATCAGTAGAATTCCCGTGTCAGGTGAGCCAGGTTCAGCAGGCGCTACCACAGGGCAACTAACTGAAGACGATTACCTCTACAGGAAGAAGTATTACAATTATTACAATGCGTCAGAGAGTTTTACCTATAATACCTTCATTCCGGCTATTCCATTGAGGGTCATCCTGGCAGGATGCTCGGTAAATGTTCCTAACGACATGCTACTCCGGAACGGATGGGCTGAACTATCCATTCTTGGTAGATACCACGAATTCTTGTTTGATGACGTGGTGAAGCCGAACAGGTGGCGTGACGTGGCAACATCGGGAACAAGGCCACCGTCAACCGGAAAGCCCACAAGGCGAGGATCTTCTACTCCAGGAAACAATAAGATCACTGATTTGGCCTCGTTCCTTCCAGACCTCTCTTTCGCTGAGTTGATTAAAGGTCTTTGTTCGATGTTCTGTTCGACCATATTCAACGACGGCGGAAAAGTCAGAATGATAGAGAATAAAGATGTTCTTGGCTATCCTGTCGAGGATTGGGAAGAAAAAATAGAGGACGATTATTCTTCTTCGGAAGAGAAAGCCGTATCTTATAAGTTCGGCTATGGCGACGATGGAGTCTCCTATGACACAACAAAGCTAACCCAAAATATGGAAGACGGTCGAGTAGAAAGAATCCAAGAGGGCAATGTGGACGGCATACTGGCGCACTTTTCGTCAAGTGAGGATTATTCGGTGGTCTTCGACGAGGCTACTGGTGATGTCTATTCTGGCCGCAAATATGACGGAGTCGTAAGGAGACAATATAACCCAAACAATGGCGTGATCGTTCCTGTAACGGAAATAGCGTATGAATGCGACTTGCTTTACAAAGGGGCAAAGCCTGTGGAAAACCATGTGGAAGGCGCAGACACATTTGACAATAGCACCGAATTTATGACAGCGGGCTGCGTGCCGGAAAAATTATTCATTTCCGACACAACTTTTCTACGGAGCATGGCGGCTATAATTGAACCGAACGATGTTGGAAAAGAGCGTGACAACAAGGTCTACATAGGGGTGTCATTTGAGGATCAGTTTTTCAGCAATGGCATATTCGCCCCTATCTCAAAGGCAGACTTTCAGTTTGTTGGAACCGAAGACCTTACTCCCGGCGGTCTCTGGGAAGAATATCACAAGGCATTCGCCCAGTGGCTGGGAAAGACGAGGCAGAGGGTGGCCGTGGACGTGAACCTCACGCCTGTCGAACTGCACAACTTCAGGCTGTACAGACCGGTGTACTTCAGGGGGAGGAAATGGATCGTGGCGAAGCTCTCGGTGACGGTGGCGGCGGGTTCGGACAGGGTCTCCACCAGAGGCGAGTTCATCGAAATCTGA